ATATTCACTTGTAGCTTGGTCAACACCGTCAAGACTTACCTTAACGTCTGACTCTTCGAGATATGGAAATGTAAAGGAATAGGTTGTAAGTGAACCATTCCCGGTGTATGTATTTTCGGGGTAAGCCATTTACGCTAATAGGTAGTTGGGAATGGGTGGGTTATTTGTTTTGCCATTGCAGGATGGAAACACCACGCTGCTGATAGGCTTTGTCCAAACCTTGTTCGTATTGACGACGCATCACTTCATCACGGTTGCTCAGCTGAACTTCAGCCATACGCTTAGCCCGATCCAAAGCTACGTCAATCTGACGATACAGGTTCATCCATTGATTGGGGTCAATGCGGGAACCGCCACCCCTTTCAGTCTTGATAGATTCACGCCAAGCTTGAGCGTCAGTGCCTTGCATAATGCGTTGCAGTTCCTTCTTAAAGTAGCCCTGCTGACCCATTAAGGAGAACAGTTCAGAACGTTCTTTAGGGGTGTACTCCACACCTTTGGTGCTCTTGTTAAAACTAGGACGTGAGTCGTATTCAATATCCAGCAGGAACTGACGTTCAGCAGATTGACCATCGTACACCTTCATAGGGGACACAGCATTCCATGCCCGCACAAAGAAGTTCTCAGGGTATCCAACCTTAGTCCCGTCAATCCAGTCATGCTTATCAGGCAGTGCACCTTTGGGATCAACAGTATCCAGGAACTTGTTACGGTTACGAAGAAGTTGAGTGAACTCCATATCCAACTCACGCAGAGACGGTGCCATAAGGCGACCCAGCTCGTTACGTGCACCAGATAGAGGAGCCAAGGAGCTAGCAAAGGAAGCTGCCCAACGATTCAATGCAGCAGGGTTACCAGCCAGAACATCGTTCATAGGCTCGATACCAGCAAGCATAGACTTGTTAGTCAGGTTACCACTAATGATAAAACCAAGTTTGTTAATAGTAGTTTCCAGATCGTTCTCCGTGACGGAATCAAAGTTATCCATCACGTCAGCAGTCAAAGCCAGGAAGTCAGAGATAGGACCCAGACCATCATAGCTGTACCACTTACCATCCCAGCCTTTGTACGTACGGGGTTTCCAACCAAGCTCTTGACGAACACGGTTACGCTCTTTGTCGTAGTGACCATTGCCACGAAGACCACCGTTAAGGAACATAGCACCTGCAGTCATCATAGTGATGGTGCCGATAGCTTTACGTCCACGTACCTCAGCACGGAGAGTGGCGAATTGATCCATCATTTCTTCGTCACTAGCGACTTTAATGCCACGAGTTTCTAGGATCTCTTTGATTTCATCACCTGTAAAGTTGCTAAGAGGTTTGTAAGCGATTTGGTTGTACTCTTTAGCAAAGACAGAATAAGGACTGTGCTTGTTAGCCATATCCAAAATGTTCACACTCGTGCGTGGGAACATCAGGAATGGTTTCATAGCTGGGTACTGATTGATCAAACGAGATAGACCATCAACAGCAGGATGATCAAGGTTCATGGCAATCTCGCGGCTAGCATAATCAACAGCTTCGTTGGTGATCATACCAGTCGAATCAAACATTTTATTGTAATGATCATCCAAAGCTTTTTTCATGCCATCAGCATCTAGCTTACGACCACCATCAATAAACTTGTCGTAGATCTGGCCACGGACCTCAGCATTAGCAATCATAGCCCGTGCAAAGCCGTCCAGTGCCGTCATAGCGTTAGCACCGAAGCGTAGCCACGGGTTGTTAGCCATGTCATTAAGTGCCTCAGCCTTATGGTACAGAGCCATAGGACCATCGTTACCCGTTTGCTGAGCAGCCATAGCATACGAATGGAGGATGTCCATTGTCTCTTCATTCTTCCTAACAAGGTCATCACGCATGATGTACCCAACAGAAGTAGGATCTGCAGCAGCTTTACGGTACACATCAGTCATGTGCTTCAAACCTTTCTTGAAGGTGTCAGCAAATGCCGAGTATTGATACCAACCACGCTTTAACGTCTTAACGTCACCACCAATGACAGCACCACCAAGGACAGTAATTGGCTTCTCAAGCAGCAATGCAGCGTTAGCGAAACCAGCCTTCAACGGAGTAGAAACAGAGGTGAGAACAGAGTTGTAGATATTACTCCACATACCCTGCACAATGACGTTAGGCATCTCAGGATTACCGTCAACAAAGAACTTAGGGAACCAATCCCCAAGGCTTTGATCAACATACCTGTTCAGCTTAGACATGGTATCAATGTTACCATCCGTAAACTCCCATGCCATTTGCAACGGCTTGAGGTATTCAGGACGTTCTTTAGATACCTGACGAAGGGTATCGACAGTACGTTTAGCACGGTCAATGATTTCTCGGTCAGTGGCATCCTTAGTTTCGTTAAAGCTATCAACCATCGTCTGAACCTTATTAAAATCTTTCTCCCTAAGATGAGCGTAGATTTGCTTAAGGCTATTCAGACCTTGACCACGCAGCTGTTTAGCCCGACCTTGGACAACAGTAAGATATTCAATCTTATCAAGGATCTGTTCCTGAGCACGTTCAATAGCTGCAGTACCGTCCATAAGACGAGCACCCTCAGCAAGGTCAGAGACTTGACCAGCCAGTGAAGTAGCCAGGTAGCCCTGAACACGAACAGTGTCTAGGTTGATGTATTCATCACGCAAAGTACGAAGAGCTTGCAAAGAGCCAGCAAAAGCTACGTCACCTTTAGTACCAACCGACAAACGTTCAGTACCATCAACAACATCAGAGAACTCTTTGAAAACCTTCTTCATCTCATCGACATTCATGCGAGGATCAAGAAGAACTTTGCTGAGGTTATCACCTTCTTCCACAACATCTGCATGAGTAATAGTAGCACCATCACCCAACAGAACTTTGTATTTACCAGCAGAGTCAAATGATTGCTTCAGTGCATCATCAACTTCATCGAAGGTAGCAGGATCAGCGGTTCTAAGGACATACTTTGCAGCAGGCTCAGAAAGGAAATTACGAAGTCGTCCATAAACAGTTCCATAATTTTTGGCAATCCGTACTTGGTCAATGCCAGCACCGACAACTCCCATCGAATCCAGACCCCGGACACCAGCTTCTTCAGAATCGAATACATCGTGGATACCAAGATAAGCACCTTCTTTGTTGTTAGCAATCCCGTAATCAGCTCGTTCATCAAGAACTTCTTCCCGACGACCTGCTGATTCAAGGACTTCATCTTCTGCAGTTACTGTGCCTGTTTCGTGTTGCTTTTTAAAATTGACTGCCCGTTCATCCATAGGGATGAAGTTTGTAGCCTCTTTTGTCTTTCGTGTAGCCCGAAGCAGTTTACCAACGCCTACAAGAAGGTCAGAAAAGATACCGAGACCAATACCTTCATTAACGTTCTTAGCACGAATCACATCAGGTGAGTCACCATCAACGGTAGCCCAATCATCAGAGATCCAACTAAAGGTTTTAGGGAACATCTTTTTAAAAGTTCCCTGAAGGTTGTCATCAGTTTCGTTAAGCTTGTTAGTAGCATCAACAAATGCACCAGAACCAGCTGCAATACCAGCCTCACCTAACCACTTAACTAATGCATTCTTACCCAGTTCCCACTTAACCTTAGCGTTAGCTGCAGAAGCAGCACCACCAAGACCACGAGTAATAAGAACGGTAGGAATAACAATAGAAGAAAGTTCCCGAGCTGCTTGAAACAAATCGTTCTTGAACTTAGGGATCTTCGGGATGTCAGGAGTAGGCAGAATATTGTACAAGTCTACAGCCCAATCCGCAACACCAGCAATAGGGGCAAACCCACCTTCAGCAATGTTTCTTGCAGCTTGACCAATGTCCTTAGGAATAAGGCTAGTAGACTCTTCCTTCTTGGGTTCTTGCTTAGCTGAGGGTTGTGTCTGCTGTTGACCAGGCGTACCCGGCTTGGCAGGAACCCCAGGTACTACCTGTTGTTCAGCTGCCTCCATATTCATAACAGTTTGTTCGGACTGAGCCTTGTCCTGAAGTAGTTGATTTTTAACGTCTTCGCTTAAAGGCTCATCCTTAGCGTTGAAGTCCTCGTAAGGATTGTACATTTTTTACACTTTAGTACCATGTAAGAATTGGAACCTTCTGCCATCGGGAAGTTCAATGATAAGATGGTCCGTGCCTTCTTGACCTTTGAACGAACCAACGACTTGTGCTCCATTTTTCAGCCTCACTGGCGTACCAGATGGTGCTGCATAATCGACTCCATACGAACCACGTGCTCTGTGACGTGCTTCAGTATCAGTCATAGTTGTGCCTTTAGAGAGAGCTTGCCACTTACCTTCTACGTTGACTTCAACAAAGTTATCAACTTCATTGGGTTTAATTTCAACAGAACCAGTAGTGGTGGTTGTTCCTCTAGCAACACGTTTCAAATCAAGGTGTGGACCCGTAGACCCATACCCAAGACTTCCGATCTTATAGACAACGGAAGGACGCATAGTTGCAGGATCACGCCAAGCTTGACCGTAGCCATACTTAGCAGCAGATTTGAGAACCTTAGGAAGATAATCCCTATTCTCTTGAGATTTACCAATACCTCCAAGACCCGCATTGTAAGCTTGAATAGCACGATTCACATCACCATTAGTAGCAGCAATCAACCCTTTAAGGTGTTTGGCAGCATAGTTAATGCTGGCTACAGGATCGTCATAGTTCACACCCGGATGATACTCCGGCATGATTTGAGCGATACCTCTAGCGCCTGCCACTGATTTAGTTCTACCGTAAATGATGTCATCACGCCAACTAGACTCAACCTCTAAGATACCAGTAAGGATTGCAGGATCAATACCATTGGCCTTTGCAGCCGCCTGTATTGGGTCTCCGAACCCTTTAGGTACCATAGCAGGTTGGAAGCTTCCCATGCTGCTCAGAGCCCGCACAGAGCGGTTATACGTAGGCAACCTGTTAAGGAGTGCCTGCATATCTGAGGTCATGGCAGTACTCATAATTTCCATAGATGCAGGTGTAATCAAAGGACGCATACCTGCAGCTTCACGCTGACGGTTGATAACCTCAAGACCACTAATACCAAGTTTAGATCCCCAGTATTGAGCCTCTAATGGCATCGTCCAGCCAGGTTCACCGTAACCATCTTCCATTGCAGTCAGTTGTGCTGCATTAAAGATAAGCCCAGGTTTTTTATTAAGAGATGCTTTACCACCTCCAAGAATCGCATTACGAATCTTGTTAAGTTTCTGGTTGATAGCAGCAGAAGTTTTAGCAGTACCAAGGGTAAATCCGGAGAAATTACCCATACTATCCATCGCATAACGAGGAGCAGTTTGGAACTCAGCCATTACTTCAGATACAGCCTGATCGGCTGCTGCAGCTGGACTCATTCCACTGCCGACATACTCGGAAACCTTGCGGTTAAACTTAGCTTGAAGTTCACCAACAACAAGAGTAGCTGTTCCACTAGTAGAACCATCAGGTGAGACTTTCACACGAGGATCAGTCTTAACGTGGTTCTCGATAGCTTTAAGGTGAGTTTTGAATTGAGTAGTTCTTCCAGCCTCTTGCTTCTTAGCGGTGTCCATCCATTTGGATTGAACACTCCAAGGAGCTTGAGCTACCATGTCAGTAGTAAGAAGGTTCTGCTCAGCAAGCTTTTCAAAACGGCTATTAAGTTCTGCCTTACCTTTAGCGTCAACACTGTACTCAGATTGAAGACCTTCAAGGTACGTACTCTTTTTACCACCAGACAGGAAGAAGTAACGCTCTTGAGCAGCTTTAATGTTACTCTCAGTTCGTTGTGTAGGATCGTTGTCAAAGAGTTGCCTAAACTCATCTTCGGCTTTACCCGCTTCAAGTTCTCGGTCAGCTTGATCCGCCGTCCAATCAGCACGTGCACGAGCAGCACGGTCCTTTTCAAACTGAGCAAACCTAACTTCCCAACGCTTACCAACAGGTTTACCACTGTCAACATCTGGTTGATTAAGGATAGCTTGATAAGCTGTATCTTCTAGAAGACCTGCTTTATCAATCTCACCCATCATTTTTAGGGCTTCATCGTGAGCACCGCCATAACCAATATGGCGTCCTTCACCGTCAACAGTAGAAGCCAATGCTCGTACAGCACCAAGATAATTACCTTGACGCAGCATGACCATTGCGGTCTCACGAGTAGCTGCAGATTGTTCTTGTGCAAAGTTAAACCGTGCCTCACCAATCAACTTGGTTCGACCAGCGTTCATCTTTTCAAACGCTTGGTCTTGAAGGACTACACGGTTAATACCAAGAAAACCAAATTGTTCATAGAACTGGTCATCCAATGCACGGATAGCTTGAGCACGTTTAACCGGATCATTACCAGTTTTATTCGGGGTAAACTCTTCCCCGTTCTTTGTACGAAGAACTAAGCTGTCATTAGTTTGCAGTTGGTTCTGCATCCACGGAAGGTAAGAGTCTGCACCTTGACGTGCAACTTCTTCCTTAGCGTAGATCTTAGCAATACCACTCAGACCTTTGTACAGGTTAGCAACTTCAAAAGGTTCACCAGCAGCCATTGACTGGTTAGCAAGGGCATCACCACCAGCCTGTGCAATCTCTAGATCTTTCTTGGTTTTGTGCCACTCAAAGTATTCGTCGAATGGGACACCTGATTCACGAATGGCATTGATACCTTTAGTAGCTTCAGCCTGCCAATACATCTTCATCCCTGCTTCAGATGCACCGAGCAAAGATTTAGATAAAGCAGAAAGATCAGCTAATTGTTTTGTATTTAAATTTTGAGCAAACTCAAGGGCAGCCTCATCAGCTTTAGTAAGAGCTGCATCTTCACGCCTAGCATTTTCAAGAGCCGTAGCTCTGTTCTGCTCCATTTGTTGTGAAGCATCTGCAACTTGGAGTGGGTTATAGCCTTGAGCTTGGATAGGACTTTGATAGCCCTGTTGGAGTTGTAGTTCTTTAGATTGTGCCATTGGTTACTAACCCATTTGTCCCATAGACATGCCCATACCCACTGCTTGTTTTGCAGTGTCCAACAAACCAGTTGCAATCTGCATACCCATGTTTGGACCTTGAGGACGCATAGCAACTTCTTGACCAAAGTATCTCTGCGTTTCTGGAAGAATACCAAGATCTCCCCATGCAGTAAAGATGGATTGAGTAGCTTGACGACCAAGTGCTTGACGGCTTCTATTAGTTTGTTCCACTACACCTGCAAGCCTTTCAGCTTCCATAGCAGCGTTACGTCCAAATGTACCAAGAGTTCCCATAAGATCAGCACGTTGACGAGAACGGCTAGTACCCTCAAAGGCTGCTCGGTTAAAGCCAACAGCTTGTGATAAAGCACTTAGTTGTGCTTGTTTAGAGTAAGCAGATTGAGCAAACTCTGCACCAAGTTGACGTTGAAGATCTTCACCAGCGCGGCTGTATTCTTCTTGAATAAAACCTAGGTTCTTTTCAAACCGTCCGGTTTTGTATCCATAAATATCAGCAGTACGCGTGTTAGCTTCTCGGATCATCAACGCTTGACGTTGATTAGCACGAGTCGTAGCATCTACCTGCTGTTTCCATTGCTGGACCTCTGCGTTATAGGCTGAGTCAGCCTGCCACATATTGAGACCCATGCCAAGCAAGCCTAGGCCAGCGCCAACACCAGCCCCTGCTTTAGCTTTATCCCAATTAAAATCTGTCATTTAATTTACCTTAGCAAATTCCACATAATAGATGTTTCGTGTGTCGCATAGAACGACGTTGATAATCTTGAAACCAATAAGCCTCAAGAACTTTCTTAGATTATTGTTTTGAATATCAACTCGGTTCCACAGCAGCGAACCAGCGTTGCTTACAAATTCTCTAGCCCAAAGTATAAATGCCTTTGGATATTTTCTGGCTTCATTAGTCATGTTCATCCAGATGCATCCATCCTGACTCACACCAACTAATCCAGCGGGAATCCCCCTAGGACTTAGCAATACTTTAGTATTACTGTTAAGGGTATCGTAAGCCATGCAAAGGACTGGATTCATGCCAGCCCTTGCAAAGTCTTCTTTACCTTCAGGTAGTAATTCTGAAACAATACTGGGAATGTCATCTAGGGTTGCTTGACGCATTGTAAACCCGTGGGTGGAATTGCTCATGGTTTAACCTCGGCGGTAGAAACGATTACTGTATTTACCTTCCCATGTCAGATCTAGAAGGTTTACTGGGAACGGAGTGTTACCAATAATCCTGATCGAAGTATTCCTATTACGTTGATAAATAGGAACAACGTGTAAAGAGTTAGCGGAAAGGTTAACGTTGTTTAGTACATAAGTGTTAGGCAAAGTAGTAGACACAACATTCTCCCACGTAGGAATACCAGTCAGATCTACCTCGTAAGTTACAGGACCACTAAGACCTGTAGCCACATTGATACGGTGAATAATAAGATCAGCGGTTTGATCACTGCTAACAAATCCCCCTTCAGATTTAGTGGAGAAGAACTTAGGCAGCTCTACTGACATTTCATATTGGTATCCAATGATTAGATCCCGTCCACGATAGTCACCGTCAATGTCTGCATAATTAGCACCCGCAGAACCTGCAACTGTTGGTTGTAGAACAGCACCAACGGATTGACTGGAAGTAACGTTACTACCTCCAATGTAACCACCAAGCGCAACAACTACAAAAGTTTTTCCGCTTACATGATCATATGGTAGGAAAACTCTGGTTTTATCAGTATTAGAATCATACGTCCTGTAAGGATTGATAGACCAATAATCCAGAAACACGTCTGTCTTCTCACCAGTTGGCAGGGTCAAGAACCCTTCATCACTAGATTGTCTAAGGTTAAAGGATTGAATTTCAACGTTAGAACCGTTAGCTACGACAGCGTAATAGGTGCTTTGATCAAAAAACTGATCAAGTAATGTACCAGTTAAGGTCCACTTATACCATGACTGAACTCTACGTTCAGCTAGTTGTAGGAACCTGTATTGATATACAGTGCTGCTTCCCAGTGTTCCCAAAGAGATAATGGATGAGGCAGCAGAAGAGATGAAACTATCAATAGTGCTAGGAATCAACTCTGGTATGTTATATGTTAGTTCCTCAACATTAGGGGGATTGTCTCCACTAATATCAAGCAAACTAAACAGTTTTGTATAAAGAGCGGTTTTAGCTATGAAGTTAGTAGAGATGCCGGTAGACACAGCCTCAACATCAGCCTCACACTCATACGACGACAACGTGTTAATCTTTGCCGTTTTAGGACTGAGGATGTCTGAATCAGTACTAAGCAGGAACTGCTCAGTATTACCAAACAAAACCAAACCAACAGCAGTAGGACGCACGTAGTTCAAAGTAACTGGCTTAGCAGTTGATGCCGAAATATCAATCGGATCATCATCTGTAGCAACCAACGCAGTAGTGTTGAAGAAGTTAAACAGGTCACCTGCTCTACTCATCGTCACTGTTTCATTGGACAGGAAACCAAGCCTATTCCTGTAAAGGAACATGTGCTTAATCTGTGCACCAATAAAACTTGGATCAGGATTAGTGGTAAGATCACCAATAATACGATCATCCCAAGTAACTGGTTCGTAAGTAAAAGAACCATCAGCTTGACGAACCAACTGGTGTGGCATGGTCAGCGGATCTAAATGATACGTGATACCTGGTCCAACACTTTCTTCCCAAGTACCAACGCCATAACCGGCACCTGAGGAAGTATTAAACTTCAACCACATATCATCAATATCTAGTTCAGCACTATTGACTACTTTGACAAGGTAACCATCTTTTGCTTGAGTAGGTAAAGATGCAACAGTTGAAACAGTATCTTGAAAAGCGTACAACGCATTCTCAGAAGGACCACCAACTACAGAAATAGTAAAAGCAGCAGTACAACTAATGTACATGCCAGCACCAACTTTTACAGCAGTGTAAGTTTTACCACCAAAGGTTTGACCATTGATGTCATTAACAAGGTCATCAATAATAGCATCTACATCACCACCACTACCAGCGTTGTAAGTACCACGTTCAGTACCATCAAGATAAATACGGTAGTGACCAGTACCCACAACAGTTACTATAACCATAGCCTCGTGCGGCTTGGCTGCAGTAGTTGTAGGATCCATGGCGACTGTCTTACCTTTGTTTAAAACGAAGGTGTAGTCATTAAGAGTTAGGACTTCAATATCAGCAGGATCAGCATCCTTAAGATAAGCATTAGCAGGTACAGTTGTAATAGCACAGTCTGCTATTTCAGTATTGTAAAGACCAAGCTTGGTTGCTTCATCTGCTACAGCGTTGTCATAATTAGTTTGTGCTGTATTCATTGCAGCAAGAGCTGCTGATAATTCTACAGGAGTATTTGCAGCAGCTACTGTATGAATCGCTGTGAAGACCCTGTAACCCTCTGCAGCAAGCTTTGGATGCTCTGCAGTACGTTCAGTACCTTGGCTATATCCAGCGGGCAAGGTGGCGCTTACAGACACCACTGTGTCAGCATTCTTTACTGTATAAACACCGGACTCATTTTGAATGATACCAGAGTACAGGTAAACTTCAAAAAAGGAAGAAGGAATTGAGGGAGGTGTGTAATTATATTTTACATCAAACAGTTCTTCCGTCGTAGTGTTTTGCCCGGCTAATGTTTCTGAATAAGTTGATTGGGCATTATTCAGTTCAGTCAGTCTAGTTTTAGTTAAAGCTGCAGCAGTGTTGTAATTAGTAAGAGCTGTTTTTACATCTGCAATAACACAAGTTCCAGGAACACCTGTATCGTTTCCCATGTTAACAGCACGTGGAGAACCATCTAGTAAGCTCCAAATGCGGAAAATGTTATTGGCATATTGTGCAACGTATTTCTCTTCTGCATCCCTAAGAATCGAAAACCAACGACCAGTGGTGGTTGCGTTTGTCAACGACTCAGTAAATTGACCACCAGGACGCTTCAACATACCTAACGCAAAGTCAGGCAATGTATTCACAGCATCTCGGACTTGACCGGGAAACTTCCTGCTATCAGGTTGTTGTGAAATACCAAGAAATAGGTTTGGGATTCTTTGGGTAAGTGTGCTCATCGCATCAAAGCTTGATAAGGTTGATAGCTTGTATAATAGTTTTGACCATCCTTAAAGCCGAACATAGAATAGTCACCCTGATTGCACTCATACTCAATAGCAGCTGCACGGGTATAAACTTCCTGTTCAGCCAGGAGTTTGTTAATCTCTTGATCTCCAATTAGTTTGGTCGCACACATACGGGCTGCACGAGCAACGATGTACGTTTGGATTGGAGGTGGTACATCAGTAAAGTCAAAGTACCAAGTAAGGTCAACATGAACGTCATCAGTAAATTGAAAGGTGTGGTTCAGTCTGTCATACAACTTACCATTACGACGAACCAAGTCGTATTGATTTTTGTGGTATTCTACATTTGCATCCATCTGTAGAACATTGTACGGATAACTAATTTGGTTAGTACTAGAATCTGGTTGCATCACATAGTCTCGTTCCGTATTAAAGATCCAACCTTCAGATTGAATCTGACGATTAACTTCACGGAGAGTATTGAGAACAATCGATACTTCAGGGTTTTGCAGATCTAGTGTGGTGACAGGAGCCTGCCCCACAGAGCTTAATATTTGATTAACAGCATCCAGTTCGGTGGACGCAGCATAAGTAGGAAAGGACATTGTTACCTATCACAAAGATAAAAAAAAGGGGAACCGAAGTTCCCCCAGAAATAAGATAAACCTATCAGGTGTTAGCAGGATAGGTGGTGCCGAAGGCAGAAGGTGCAGTTGCGCCAGTATACAACTCAACGCAAGCAGCAGGGTTCAGGAAGTCAGCGCCCATGGCGAGACGACCCAGGATCACATCGCCCTGGTAGATCACGGACACGTCACCGCTGGTGACTTGAACTTGGGGAGCAATAGCTTCCACAACACCGGCTGCTTCACGTTGGAAGATCAGACCACAGGTGGTGTCGAAAGCATTTTGTTCGCCGTAGTTGTTGTTCATGCCGGTCACACCGCCGCCATCTTCCAGTGCAGTGTCGCTACCAACGAACGAACCAGTGTTACCAGGATTGGTCACACCAGTGGTGCCGCCATACTTGGTACCATAATTACCCAGGAACGGAATGTTCATGGACTTGTAGATCTTGATACCGGCAATCTCGATGATGCCTTGACCGGACTGCAGAGCAGTACCAGTAACGTCACGGTTGATCAGACCATTGGTGCCA